GTACAAAAAAACATTGTACCTTTGCACTCGCTTTCAGCAAGAAAGTATAGTATGATCCGTTAGCTCAGTTGGTAGAGCACAACACTTTTAATGTTGGGGTCTTGGGTTCGAACCCCAAACGGATCACTTGAAAAGGGGCTAAAAATAGTCCCTTTTTTCGGCTATTCTAATGTACATAGGCCCTTATACATTAGTGGCGGATAACTCTTCATTCGCTCTCGATTGCTACATTTACGCTGATTTATGCGGTAATGTTTTACCCCTATATACCATAATTTCTTATTAAGTTTTACTTTTACATGAATTTACCAACAATAGCCGTTATCCACGGCAGAAAAAACAAGAATCACGATAACGAAGTATATGCCGTTGAAATTCGTCTTACGGCAAATCGAAAAGTACGGTACACATCTACAGGGGTTAAAGTCAAACCTTCCGAATGGCGCAACGGGTATGTTGTAAACAGAATAGATGCCAATATCCTTAACGAACGTATATCTGTCATTCGCCGCTCTGTTGAAGAAATGGTCAACACCTCTATCGCTAAACACGCCACACTGGATTTGACCAAACTAAAATTTGTGGCACATGTAGAATCAGATAGCTCCTCTTTTATTTCTTTTGTCGAAGAGCGTGCCGAGAAGAGAGCGGTGAAGGACTCCACCCGTGAACGATATACGGTCTTTATTAATAAACTTAGAGAATATGGAAAGATAAAGTCTTTTTCAGACTTGACTACATGGAAGGTAAAAGAGTTTGATGAGTATCTTCACGGTCAGAATATTATGCAGAGCACCATCTATAATTATCATAAGTCCTTAAAGCTCTTTGCCAACGAAGCAGTAGCTTATGACAAGATAGAGGTAAACCCTTATGCAAAATTACGTGGAAAGATCTCCCGTGGCGACAAAAAGGTGATAGATTATCTCAATGAGGATGAAATGCGCATGGTAGAAACCGCAGCTATGCCAAGTGATTTTGCCGAACATGCGCGGGATCTATTCGTCTTTCAGATGTATACGGGTCTAAGCTATTCAGATATGGTTAGATTCAACGTATCGGACTACACCGTAGAGGACGGGCGGTATATCAAGAATGACACCCGGGTAAAATCAGGTGAGCGATATGTCAGTCAGTTGTTACCACCGGCAATTGAGATATTGAAGAAATACAAGTCTCAGTTGCCTATCATGTGTAATGCCGATTACAACAAGGCCCTTAAGATCGTTCAGGCAGCAGCGGGAATACGAAAAAACATGCACTCCCACCTTGCCCGGTCTACCTTTGCCACCTTCATGCTATCCGAAGGTTGCAGCATTCAGAATGTCAGCAAAATGCTTGGCCATACCAATCTCAAGCAGACCATGCAATATGCGGAAATACTCGAGAAAGATGTAAGAAGTGACTACGACATGATTGCTGAAAAATTGGCTAAAAACAAATAAGGCCCTCACCCATCACGGGCAAGAGCCTTCTTACATAAAAGAAGCATTACAAGTGTATAATTCCTTTCCTTATCAAAATCTTTAGGACCCATCCTGCCGATAGCAACAAGCTGAGAGCACCCATCCATAGAAGAGGATATTGCCACCAATGGATCTTGTATACTGCCTTTGTCTTCATTACTGGATAAGGCTTTGGTATACTGTCCACCCTTGACTTTAGTGCACTATCCAAAGCGGACTTATAGTACCTAGTACTGTCCGTGGATAGGGAGGTATGTTCTCGCCAATGCCATGTATCTGTGCGTGTGACCTTTCCAGATGAATCTACCTGAGTAGACACGCTGTCCCGCCATCGTATACTGTCAACGATATTCCGTACCGTTATGAGATGTATGCTGTCCTTATGCGCTTTGTATACAGTGTCTGCGCGTACCTCTTTCACGGGGACATACTTGATAGTAGTACATCCCCCGAAGAGAAGAGCCGGAAGGAGTCCGGCTAACAGAATCCACAAAAGATTTCGAAATATTCTATACGTTTTCATGTTGGTTGAGTTTATTATAAAACGCTCATGGCACGGGTGTAATACCCTAAACGATCTGGATAACCATTGTACCCGCCATTGATAATATGCGTGATCTGCTTGAATTCCTTTCGCTCGGCAAGGATATTAAGATTGCGCGTAGTCCACCACCAGGCCGCCGATTGAACGGCATACTCCGGTTCTTTGAGCAGCTCCGGCTGTTTTACGAAGTCCACACCGAGACCTTTTGCCAAAGCCTTATAGTTGTTCTTTCCGGTTATCATAATAAGCCCACGACCCTTATACATCTCACCGTCTCCGTCTTTCTCCAGTGTATTACCAAGCTTTTCCGCTAGTTTTCCGGTATCGTATTTCTCGCCACTGGCAATCTCCTCCGTATAACGGAAACAACCGCTCTCGTGGAGTATCTGTGCAAGAAACGCTGCCTGCCTCAACTTAGTGTTGATTGAGTAATATGGCATCCACTTGTTGAGCAAAGGAACATATAGGGTCACCTTATCATCCGTTATGCCGGGGGCTATAGCCTTTAACTTTTCTTCCTTAATCATATGCTTTCTTTTTTGAACAATCCTTGATAATCATGTATCCTTTTTTCGGATGCATCAAAATACTCCTTGTCGATTTCAAATCCTATATAATTGCATCCAAGATTAGAAGCGGCAATTAAAGAACTTGCACTCCCTGAAAAAGGATCAATTACGAGCGGATGATCTATGCTATGTGGCAGGACTAAATTCAGCAAACGTTCCAATAGGCGGACGGGCTTCTGTGTTGGGTGAATTGCCGTATAATGATCTCGTGGCTCTTTTATTATCGATTTCTCATTGAGCCCCATATCTATTGATTGCATCACGTTACAACATCTATCTCCAGTCTTTCTTTTATCTGTATTGATGGCGAATTTTGTAAATGTATCACAATCCTCTCTATCTGTTCGTATAATTGATTTTTCGTTGCATCCTTTGGCCATACTTCTCGCTACACTAACGCATCTATCCTCTTTAGTTATGTTTGAGGATATACTTATGTTATTTGGTTTCCATCTATCAGAGGTATCTCTGATATTGTTTCTTAAAAAATTTTCTACCGCTATAAGAGATTTTGGATTATGCAATATTGAACTCATTCTTTTGATATCGTCCATGATAGATGCTATGTCGTATTTTTTCATCTTAAGATATGGCACTTTTACTTTGTTTAGGGTCCCTTTTCCTTTTGTGAGGATAGAAATTGTTTCATGGATTCTTGAAATCCTCATTAATGGGGAGGTACAATATCCTTTGTTCCATATTATTTCTTCTTTGAATTTAAATCCCAAATCTGAAAGTTTTGTATTCCACCTATAAAAAGATGTTCCTCTTCCAAACATTACAATAAAACCGTCTTTCTTCAATACCCGCTTAACCTCCAAGAAGAATTTTTCCTCGTCAAACGGTCGGTCAAGTTTCTGATTTTTTAGATACAGATATGGAGGATCAGTCAGCACCACATCAACACTTTCAGAGGGGATGTCCTTCATCCCCTCAAGACAGTCTTTATTATATATTCTATTTAATTCAATCATAATTGTTTTATTACATTATTTTATACTTTTTTCATCGTCCAATGCTTTTTGGTGTTTGTCATATTGCTCTAAGAGGGGTTTGAGGTAAGATGGCATCATCTTGGCAAATTCAAGACGTATAGCCAGATAGATCATCCACAAGGCCCTGTTTTTAGGATACGCAATCGTGAGATTGCGAAAAGAGTGCTGGAGGTAGACGTATAAGAATATGTAGGCAAGTACCTTAATAGCGTACATGCTCTCCGAGTCATCCCCACAGAGATACATCACCGTCCGGATAAGAAGGATGATGGCAACGTACAAGAGCAGCTCCCATAGCGCACCCCGAAATTTCTTCTTGCTGAAATTTTTGCAGGTGCGAATCACTACTCCGTCTGCGCGCATACCGCACCAAAGATTGAATCCGCACATCAAGACCAATGCGAGCATAAAGCCCTTTGTCGGAGTGACGATAGCGAGCAGGGAGCTCACCGCCCCCACCACTATCATACGTAGCTGTTCATAGCTTAATAATTCGTTCACCATCATGCTGTAAGTGTTGCTTTAATCTCTGCTGCGATTGCATCAAGCATTGATACAATCAGAGATATGTCCGAACTGTCGGGTGCATTAACAGATTTGTTGTCGCCGTTCAAAGATGCGCTGCCAGCGTACACATTAGTGTCTTTATCAGTCACGCGAATATTCAACCCTGTTAGATTTTTGCTACTGTCAATTGTGTAATTGACATTATACTTGTACTTGTCATCTTCCGCAGTAGCATTTGTACTCGTATTGACGGAAGTTATCGTTAAGATATTTGCCATAATTTGATTATTTTAAATTGTTATTTTACTTTATCCAATATAGGGATTAATGCAGCTTTTGAGAAGGCTGGGAAATAAGCATTTACATATTTCTTTATTACTTCAGATTGAGCCTTATTAATCTCAATTTTACCTGTAGAGAATATTTCTTTCCCCAATAGCATATCTTCGTGTGCTATGGATTTATAAAACATATCTCTTCCTAATTGATTGCTTAGATCTATATTAGTAATAGATCCATCTATTTCTTCTACCGGCACTTTTGTAAAATCTATAAAAGTTCCTTTCAACTCATTCACTTCTTTCTTTTTTTCCATAATACTTATTATTTAAAATTTATGTTCCCTATTATATACTGCCCGGTATCATTATTTGGGTACTCTATGACTGTCTACAATCATTAATATACCATCTACTATATTCTGCGGAGAATACACAGAAAAATAGATTTCCCGCTGCTAATGTCTTTGTACCAGTGGCTGTTATTACTCCTTCTGAGCCCCAGAATAATCCTCCGGATCCTGATACTGTTGATACTGTAGCATCCGCACCTGTAGTCTTCAATAATAGCAACTGTCCGTCTACCACGTGAGACATCGGAAGGGTAACTGTTATATTAGATCCACTATATAGTATTACCATTGACGGGAAGTAACTTGATACACCTTTTACTGTAATTGTGCATCCACGTTGTCCAACTGTTGCGCTAGTATTCATCCATGCTATGCAGTGAGATAATTTGTTTATATATGTTCCTTCATCTTCCCTAGAAATGAAATAGTTTTTACCATAGCAGTCAATAGCTGTTGCATTAACTTGTGCATCAAGATATATCCCTCTAGAAGTAGATCCTTCGGCATATAGCCTTAATGCCGTATCGTTTACGGCGCCAACTGAAATTAGAGATCCACCTCCATTAATCTTCACAAAATGATTTACTGATGTATTGCCAGCGGTTATAGTTCCTATTCCAATAGTATCTGATTGAAGTCCAGAGTCGTTGATGATCCATCCCCCAATAGTACCTTCTGTTGCATGTATAGTTCCGCTAAGAGTAGCATTCGTAGCGGTGAGATTCCCGCTAGTGTCTACTACGAACTTACCGCTACCGATGTTGAACGATCCAGCGGTAACAGCACCTAGAGATGTAATAGTATTTGTCTGTATCTTGTCAGCGGTGATAGCGTTTGCTGCTATAAGAGTTGTATTGATATACCCGCCTTGTATAATGGTCTTACCGTTAGTGATTGCATCAGCATACATATCTGAATAGCTTGCATAGCCCATGCCCTTTGCCAGATCATCCTTTGACGTAGTTATACTAGCATCCACGTCTTCGGGTGCAGGTGTATAAGTAGTGCATTTGTTTCCATGCTCAAGCATTATCCGACTCGCGCTTAAAGTTCCACTAGTACTTGTAGTTCCAAATATTCTGATCTCAAGCAGGCAATCAGTAGATATGGTAAATGTTCGGATAAAAGTAGCCGCAACGGTAGGTATTATTCGAGTAATGATATCTGTATCATGGGTCTTGTCATATATCTGTATATTGTAATAATCACTAGGAGTAAGGATGTGTATCTGGAAGGTATATTCCTCTCCAGCTTTTACTGATATATCCTTAGATATGAGACTCTGATAATTATTGTTTGTGGAAGTTATGACATTTCCCTCTGCGGTAAAGCTACCCATTGTCCATCCGCTATAATCACTTGATCCTATAAGTAGGTTTCTTCCGCCAATCTGTATATTGTCAATAGCACTACTTAGGTCTGTAGTTGATGCCGCGCCACTGATATTCCCTACTACCAGCACACCAGTTGCCATCTTATCAGCGGTGATAGCACCAGTATGTATCTGCGTGGCAGTTATAGAATAAGACGTTATCTTTGTAGCATCAAGAGACCCTGCTGCTATTCTGTCCGCACTTAAAGTTCCCGTTGATATAGAGTTTGCGTTGATAGCAACGGCATTGACTTGAGCCGCAGTAAGCGTTCCCGTGTATATCCCATTACCGTCTATGTGAGTAAATTTGGCGTCGGTATTAGCGACGGCATTACCACCAGTGATATATACTTCACCTCTGATGATCATTGCTGCTGTTGACTGATTCCACGATACACCATGCCCGCCATTGGCAATATCTCCTACTGCGAAGTTACCATATTTATCCATGTAGGTCTTGAATGCAGAACCATTCCAATAGCCCATTGATGTAGCAGTGAGATAAAGGCCTACTGCTGACGGTGTGCCTAGCATAGATGGAATACTATTAAGATCTGTTCCCCATGTAGCACCCTTTGTCGCATCAAGTGCACCCGTATAGCCTAGTCCGCCTATCGTGACCTTACCACCGCCTGCATTTGACAAAGTGCCGTCAGAGCCTATTGTGATAGTAGAGTTCTTAATGCTGTTAGGTGCATTGGATGCGTCTGTCTTTACGCAGTTGGTTGTAGCATAATTTTGTGCCGCTGTCTGTGCAGTAGAGACATCAGATGGTGTAGCCCCACCTAATGCACTTGCGGTAATGGTATTGTCAAAATCGGTAATGGTAACAGCACCTTGCAGATTGATATGCTGTGCATTTATAGTTACGGTGCTTGCGCTCTGATTAATCAGTGAAGCAACCTTAGCACCCGTATAATCCGTGCTGCTTACCTTTAATGCTATATCTTGTGCATTCTGCGTGATGTTGCTCTCTGCTGCACCTACACGTGTGCCTAAGGCGTTGAAATCTGTCTGACTGACCTTAGATGATATTGCATTATTTAGAATAGTAAGTTCAGAGGTATAGGATGAGCTTGTCACATACAACGCTTCCGCTGCCGTAGCTGCATCACTCACTGCTGTGTCATGGGCATTTGTTATACTAGCATCTACGTCTTCGGGTGCAGGAGTCCAATCCGTTGCCTTAGTTCCCTTTTCTAATTTAACATTCGCAATATATATAGTATCATTAGAACCATTACTGAAAGATAATGCTCCTCCAGGAGCAGTTACAGTGCAATTAATAGTAACTGTGTATTTAGTCCAAAAAGTGTTTAATGATACAACTTGTGCTAGGTCTGCCGTACTTCTAGAAGCTGTCAAAAACAATCCCCCAATATCACTTTTAGCTAAGAAAGAAACTTGATAACTTTTATTTTCTTCCCATACATTGTATGTCAATCCATATATTCTATTAGTTGTATTAAATTTTAATATATGGCCATATACACTATCCGAGAGTACTTCATAAGTCCCGTTAGCTACCACCCAATTATAAGTCCCCTTATAAAAATTAGAGTTTAATAATAGATTTCTTCCACCCACTTGTATTCCGTTAACGGCAAGTGTAATGGAATTATTAGTAGCACTAATCTGTGTATCTGTATAGGTTTTAGCAGAGCCTACAGCAGAATTCTGTGCATTTGTCACATCAGTAGCCGTGGCAACACTGCTCCCCCCTATTTTCATCTGCAATCCATTAACAGCGTCAAAAGAAAGATAGTTGCTTGTCTTACTCAAATCTCCTATTACAATGCTGTTTGTGAGGAAGGCATTATCTGAATACAGACCATATCCGCTACAGTGAGATATACCTCCTAGGTTACCCAGTCTCGCATGCACGGTATAGTTAGCAGAGTTAGACGGATCTGTAGTCCATGTCTCAATCTGCGAATACGGGCTGCCCGCTGTGTCTAATGTAGTCCTTGCGATAAGACCACTCCCACTTGTTCCATAGTCGAGAACTTCACTGCCTTTGAATACGGTAAGTCCTGCACCCGTTGTAGCCTTGCAAGTAAAGATATATGCCTGCGTTCCATTGCTGAAACCATTAGTACCGAAGGTAGTATCAAGCGTTACAGTACCCCATGCGTTGGCAACAATTAATCCTGCATTTCTATTGATGGCGCGCAGTCTCAAATAGTCACCGTTAACGAAGCATTGCGTTGCCGGCATTCCCTCAATATCATCGACGATTATCCTTGCCGTACCGTTAACTGCCGGAATGACAAAATTAGCAGATAGCTTAGATACAGACTTTGTGAGAAAGTCGCTTCCCGCTATTGCCTGCGAAACATCTGCTGTAAATGCCTGCACGCGTAATTCATCGGCATAGATATTACGAAAGTCAGCCGCTCCGTCATGGGTAATACCCCAACCCGTAGTATGGCTTGCAAAATTATTTGAATACAGCAACGAGTCCATATATGCACTTCCCTGCACTTCCATGGAAGCCAAAGTAGCCTTACCCGTAGTATTAAGGAATGTGGTATCAATTCCTGCGTTAGCTGTTAAAATACCGTTGAATGTGCCAGTGCTGCTTGCAGATATAGTTGTGGCCTGAATGCCCGAGTTAGCTGTAAGCAATCCTCCTATCGTAGCAATTCCACTTGCATTTATAGTCGTTGCCGATATTCCTCCGTTTGCAGTAAGCAGCCCCGAAACTAACGCTGTACTATTTAGATATGTAGCACCAACGGCTCGCATTGTTCCGTTGACGTCCAGTTTATAGTCCGTGGAGTTCGTGCCGATACCTACTCCAATATGATTTATACTATCCGTGCGAATGACATTTCCGTTATTATCAAAGGTTTGTATATAAAAAGTTCCTGCACTATTAATTAGGGCATAAGCATTATATGAATTATTTAGTATAGATCCAGTAGAATCATCTCTATTGAATTGTATCGATCCAGGAAAAGTACTACTAGAATTGATAGTCATATAATTATTTATATTTATCTTTCCGTCTACATTCCCTGTACCGTCAAATGACTGCCCCCATAGAGTTCTCTCGGTCTGTAGCTTTGTAGCCGTTGCTGCATTCCCCTGCAACGCCCCTATAAACGTAGGAGCGGTAACAGACCCACTTGCGGTGATAGTCCCTGCCGTCAGCAACCCCGACACTACTGCCGTTGTCGCAGTAAGGCTTGTTATGGTGGCAGCTGCTGAATTGAGCAAGGATCGTACGGACAGATGATCCGTTTCGGCATAGGATTGCCCCGCATTCTCATAGATGGAGAATCCCGCGGAGTCCTTGATATAATCAGAGGACTGTATGGTATTGCATATCGTCTGTGCAAGAGTAGCTACCCCATTGCCGTCTATCCCATGAGCCCCGTCTGCATCTACCTTAATACCTCCGAGGGCATACGTGTTGCATGTAGTCTTCGTAGCACCTCCGTCTACGGAGGTATATAGTATCACCGCATTCTTGTCGGAGTCATATCCAATATACAGATTTCCACCGAGGTTGAGATCCCCCGATACACGCCCGTTGTACAATCGCTCGCCCCACCATGTAATGTCGGCAAGAAGATCGGACACAGACACGGAAGAGCCACCGCCTGTGGAAGCGACAGACCCTGCAGAGGAGACGGCACCCGATGATGCCGTGCCCCCCGATTTTGGCTTGTTGTATTTTAATATTTTCATATACTCTTTATTTCCCTTATTTCTACCTTTGACTTGTCATTGGCAAGATCCAGTGTTGCGGCGTCCAGAATATAGGACCCCCCTGTAATATACTCGGAAAACAGGGTATTTGGGGTATATATCCCCTCGAGTGTGAGTTTCAGTCGGATAGCGGGTGACTGATACTGTGTTATTATCTTACGCACCAAACGCTCCTCCTGCCGCTCTGAGTAGCCGTCAGCCGTTACCTTGTCCACATAGTGGTATGCCCCGTCCGACTTATAGGCAACGGAAGAGTAATTGACTGACTTGCCGTCATAGGTACATACCTTAAAGGTCTGATCCGCAAAGTCATTGACGGCACTGTCGTTCTCTGTCGTGTCATTCGTATACTCGGTATCGGTGCTGTTGACATCGGAATAAGAAGGATCACCGACAATTGCCTGAAACTTAAAGTCCTTTAAAAACACACAGCGGTGCGGATAGTGCTGACCAACTCCACCACCGTCTTTCCCTCTATAATCGGGGTCAAAGGGCTTATACAGGGTCAATATAGGAACACCCTCGAGCAACGTACTCTCATCGGGCATAGAAATAGCGTATCCCTTTTCGGTTGTTCCCATTCTCCAGGTAACGGCGTTAGGTATTTCAAGATCCTTAAACATTGTGGCATCCGCACGACGGTCATCATTAGTAGAGGAATCCTTCATATACGGAATTTGAAATGTGCACTCCGTAGTTCCCCAAGTCTTCCCGTTCCAATATTTTCCGCCCCAGAAGAGTTTTGCCAGAATATATTGCTCCTTCGGATCCATATAATATCGACCCTCGGACAAATCTACCTCGCCCTCAGGAATAGGATACGGGTCATCGTCGAAATAATGAAAGATATAGGATCCGCTTATGATAAGATGCACGTTGGCTCCCCCGATTAATGCCGGAAGGTTAGATGCCACAGACTCGAGGTAAGGGTACTCCGTGATATGATCGTTTGTAATATGATGCGCGTCAGGATTAAGAAACATAATAAAATTACTGAAATTAACGGAGGATATATTTTCTTCTGCCATAAACCCATCAATATTCAGCACATCCGCGCCCGTCTGTTGCCCAATAGCAGCGAGAAAAGCAAGCATTACAGGATCTACTTTATCTATAGCTTCCACATCAAATTTAACGATACTGGCGCCATGCATACTTTTGGTATCAGTATAGCACATCCCCTGATGGTATACACTACTGGCATCGACAAAATTGCCTTCACTATCTAAAAGATACTTATATAAATGAAAATAAGGATTGTCAAAATACTTCACGAACAAAGCGTTATAATAGGGCCCATCTTCATTATCTACGCCGTTAACCTTGTCCACGAGAGCTTCGAGATTAGTATTTCCATCTACCGTATCTTCATTACCTACAAGACTTGATACGATCTCAGCCAAAGAGCCCTGACTGATATCTCGAGAGGTCTCTGCCGTAGGGTCATGAGCCGCCGTAATATTTTGCGCATACGTGTAGAAATCGGGTAGCAGATTATCGATTGTATAGAACGAGTCGGTGACCTTTATCTTTTTAAACACGCCCTCCATCTCCATGGAGTTGTCGCTGCCGGCATAAGTGTTCTGCGCTATATTGCATGATGCCGACAAGGTAATGGTGGTATACGACCCGTCAGAGACGAGGATATCAACGAAACTGCCATTACCTGACTTGACCGCGTCAAAGTCTATCATATAGACGGTATCGCCGAAGCCCACCATACACAGATTGAGCCATCGGCATATCTCTGTCAAGGCGTCCTGGCATGACCACGCCACATCGTCATCGGTCTGTGTATTGTCGTCCTTTTGGTCAAAGAAAAGGCTCTCCGGAAGGTAGAGATCAGCTAAAGGGCATGCCGATGTCAGCCCGTCGATAATAAAACTATTATGCACAAGGACGTGATTATAAACCTCGCTCTGCCCGATGATCTTTAAGAGGATATCCTTGATGGATTTCACTTCTTTGTCTGTAGACCGGTATTTCAGATTGCCGAGCATCGTAAGACCGTCATCACAGCTTACTTCAAACTTGTCTATATCCCCCGTGAAGTCGGAGTCGTAACTGTTCGGGGTTACCCATCCTCCCCATACTCTTACACCATCTGACAGTCGGGTAACGATGACCTTCACGCCTTTTGCCGACCCCGTATACAGTTCCTGCATGAGATCGGTCTGGCCGTTGGTGAGTACATTGACTTTCGCCGTTGATGTCCGCAACGGTGCATACATATTATCCCCGCCACCCTGATAATCAATGCTGACGGGATCATCTGACAAGGTGATCTCCTTGACTGTGCTGCTGCCGTCATTGACAGTGAACGTTACCGAGTAGGGCACGTTCCTAAGCGAGTTGAAATATCCTATATAGTTCATATTATAATGATTTACCGGTTCGATTCATGTAATTATGCAGTGCCAGATAGATAGAGTCTCCGCGAACTCTTCCATCTACGGCGACAATACCTCCTCCGCCACCGATATTTCCTTGCTTGATGGCGTTGAACAGAGTCTTCTGCTGTGTCCCGTTAAGAATCATCTCACCTGCGTTGACACGTGCCAGACCGAGGTCTCCCGTTGTCGTTCCGCCTGTTATCACACCGCCCTCGGCAAATGCCCCCAAAGCACCCATAATGCTAAAGACGGCTGTAATAGCGGCAGCTATAGCCAAAAGGGATTCCGGCCAAGGGGTGGACTCCCCCGCTTTCTTTCCCTCCTTAGATGCTGTACTCATTGTATCCGATACAATATCTTTTTTTGCAGTCATTTCTTTTACCGCTGACGCCGTGGTAGAAGCAGCCGTTGCATCCTTAGAACTTTGAATGCCCTGAGATACTATTCTTTTATCAACACCCGCGCTCTTCTCTTTCTGCTTATCTAGATCCGCCATTCCCTTTTTGACATCCTTTATGTCCCCTGACTTATTACCCTTAATTGTACCGCCACCGCTAAGATTCTTTATCTCCTTGGCGGATTCAAGAACACCTCCCGCTGTAGGCTTGCTCTCGTCCTTCTTAGTACCACCACTAAGATCCTTAATGGCTTTTTCTGCCCCGCTGGTCTTCGCGATAAGTTCATTCATCTTCTTTATACTCTCCATAATAGAAAGTATGCCCTGAACGGTAGACTTCAAGGTATCGAAAAGGCTAAGAAGCTTTTGTATAGTAGATGTATCCGTACTTGACATGGACTGGGCAAACTGTGCCCATGATGTCCCCAACTGCTCCACACCGTCGATGGTATCAAAGGTCGAGTCGGTAAGCTGCTTGTTGAATTCCTTTAGATCATCCTGCGCTTGCTGGAGATGCAATTTATTGGTGAGGTCAAGAACATTTTGCTTTGCCGTTTCCAACTCATTATTAAGCATCGGACCATATTTCTGCGCTTCGTCCTTAAGTGTGTCATACGTTGACTGCGCCTGATCAACCTGATCCTGCATGCGTTCCGTCTTCGTCTTCTTATAATCATCCCACGCATTCTTATTTCCATAAGTAACCGATCCCTCTTCAAGAATGAATTTATCCTTAAGGCCGTTTACATATTTTTCCTGCGCCTCTGTCAGTTTACCCGATGATAGCAAGGTCTTTACCGTTTCAGCAAGAAGCGACTTAAGAGCATCCGAATACTCATCCTGAGTAATAGCCCCGTTGGCAAAAGACTCGCCTAAGGTCTTTAGCTTTTCTTGATAGTCCTTCGGGGTAGTGTCCCACTTCTTGTCATTCTCAATCTTTTCTTTCGATGGCTGTAAGCTATAGTCCTTGGCAATTCCTTTCGCAAAATTGCTTTCACGAACTGATTTATAATTCGATCCGGCTACATCCTTAAGGGTTTTGAAGACAAGATCCTTGTATTGTTGCTCATAGTCCGAAGTAGACAAGAGATCATGTTTCTGTATTCCTCTCTTCGGGTCTGAATAGTTATAGGCAAACTCAAGTTTTCTACGGCTCTCAAAGAAGTTGCTGGCAATATTTGCCATCTCCCTTTCCGCCGGGGTGAGTTTCTTCTTTTTGGTATTAGGATCTTCCTGAGGCGTTACCACATTTTCGGGGGGTTCATGGGACATCACATAACTCTCATTAGCATCCATCTGCTTCTGTGAATTACTGATAATCATATTATTCAGAAAGACCTGATCCCTATCACTACGAAGACTTATATCATTCTTGGTTCCCACCATCTTTTTGACAAAACTCCCCGCAACCATTAAAGGATTAGCCGAGCTGCTTAAAGTCTTTATCCGACCTTCAAATTTGTCCTTTCCCCCATATTTCATGTATATATCAGAGATGGCACTTTGCGCATCTAATTTTCTTTGTGTGAAATAATTCACACTAGCCGTTGCTTCCAATAGTTTAATACGATCCCTGATTACTTTATTAATATCGCTCTCATTAGTCAATTGCGTTCCCAACAAACTGTTTATCTTAGTCAGTATGTTCTTATGCTCCTTACTACTTGATGTAGTTTGATCATATAATCTTTGCAATTGCTTTAACTGCTCTATTTCTTGTGTATGAACAGCTTCCTTGGCTCCCTGCTTATATTCATTCCACGCTCTCTTAGTTTCTCCTTCCTCATGTATTATTGACATTATCTGCCCCGCGATTTCAGTTAGAAGGGTTATAATGGCCATAGGTCCGACAGTAGACCATATTGCCTTCAAGCTATTGCCTACCATCGTTCCGACGGCAGCTATCTTCGCCCCTGTAGCTTTCCATATATCTCCACTCTGAATAGCCGCAGCCCTTTCGACCGCTACCTTTTCTGTATTTTTTGCTTTTGTAAGTGCCAATTCCTTTTCCGCTAACTGCTGCTTCTTTTCATTCAATTGCACTTCTGCATATAACCGCTCATCATCAGCCATCTGTTCTATGGCTACTTCCTCCTTTGCTATCTGCCCCTTCATTCTTTCCGTAGTAGATTCAAGCGAACGAACTTTCGTATGCATCATCGTAGCATTTGTAACGACCGCTCCGGATATGGATCTTGTGAAGGAAACGACCTTGGTATATACCCCCGACAGCTTGATACCTGCAATAAGAGCAGCAATATCAACTACAAGGTCGCGGAAGTTCTGTTTGATATAGTCGATAGCAGAGGACAGCCCCATCTTAAGGGAGTTCATAAATTTCTGTACAGGAACAGACTCGAGGGTTGACGTAAGACCGTTAAGAGCACCCGTAAGGGAATCAATCACGCCCTTATACATATCTGATACAGGGGTAGACTTGAACAGCTTGATCTTGGCATTGTCAAGTCTCTGTAAGGATGTTTCGAGGTGATCTGTATTGACATTAGGGATCATCTCATCAAGGGCCTTCCCGAACTTAGGCAATACCTTTGCTGAGAGTAGCTCACCTTTCTGCATCATCTTTTCCATCTGACCGACAGATCCACCCGCAGCCTTGGCCATGGCCTGAATGGCGACAGGTAGTTTTTCACCCATCTGCAGACGAAGTTCCTGCGCCTGGATCTTACCCTTACCCATCATCTGAGACAGGGCGAGGAAAACACTATTCGTGTCTTCCGCGTTAAGGGCAAAAGCTGCAGTAGCTCTTGCTAGACTGGTAAACAAGGCCTCCTGTTGCTTCATCGGCATCCCCGCTAATTTGGAGGCAGCGGTAAACTGAGTAAATTGGTATGATAAATCATTTATATTTGTGCCATACTTATCCGCCAGATTATTGACAAACTTTTGGTTCTTGGCATACTCGAGGGTAGACCCCGATACATTCTGCAGGGCAGTAACGGCCTGATTGGTCTTACGGAAGATATCAAGGACCTGCCCGGAAAAGGCCGAAAGAGCATCCTTCACGAGCGACATTGCCGAAGCAAATGTAACGACCTTTGCCTGCAAGGCACTGAATCCGTCCTTTACCTCGGCAATGCCCTTCTTTACCCCTCCCGTAAGGAGGTTTAGGGCGATGGAATATGATAGTTTAGCCATTGTACTTATTTTTTATTCTTGTGAAACAGGGCGTGGGCCATTTCTATATCTTCGTCTGTCACCTCAGATGTCATCTTTGCCGGTTCCTTGTCCCATGGGAAAGGCAGAAAATCGTGAACATTCTTAATCTTTTTAGAGTCAATATAGGGCGAGCATAGTATCATGGTCCAGTAGCGTTTATCCTCTGCATCCTTTTTAGCCTTACCCTCGATGGAGGAACAGATCCACGGCAGAAACTCAATACCGAGGTCAAGGAGATAGCTCGCATCCGTTCCGGCAACGACCAACTGACCGATAAGGTCCTTTACCGTGATCACCTCTTGGTCGGATTGCTTGCTTTCCCTCTTTTTGTCGAGGAACTGACTGACATAGCTAAGATAGGAGTTGAGTTCACTTATTTTCTTACTGATATCCAACATTCCATCATCATACAAGTGTCTGTAGGCGGTATACTTTACCAGTCCGACGGCTTTTTCTTTGATATAGGCGATCATCAGTACATCGTCAGTCTCCTTTGGGTTAAAGTCATTGAAAGACTTTCCGCGGAGAATCTCCCATTTGATTATATCTTTTATTTTAAGGACCATACTTTTGAAAAATAATAAAGGGGGAAATCGGGCGTTCCCGGTCTCCCCCCGATAGGATAACTACTATTGCTTTCCCGCATTAAGTTGCCGGAACGGCACCCACAGTAAGAAGTGGGCTGGACCCTTGTGCCTGCATGGTATGCTTGGCGAGGTCACCGCTCTGCGACTGGATCTCGTTAGAGGTAATGATAATATTACCTTTATAACTAGGCATCGTGGTGTCAATGGCAACGGCAGACATAGCCCCTGTTGTAGGATCTACCGTACCCTTCAATGTACCGAATACGACAGCGATCGGGTCACCAACTATCTGTGCCTTGATAAGAGCGTCATAACTCTCTGTTCCTGCCTGCTCGGTAAGCATGGCTTCGGAGTTAATGGCCCAGCTCTTTTTTCCGGCCTTTGCTGATTTCCACATCCCGTCCATCTTATTGGAAGTGTCGACAGGGTCCGTTGTAATAGTTAACTGTGCATTGTTTGCGTACGCCACCGAAAGACCGTCAACAGTTAGAATGAATTGCCCGGTCTTCACATTTTCGTCTGATTTGTAACTTAATTCTGGCATAATAATTTTGTTTTTGTGTTGTTGTTAATATCTAATTTCTTGCTAAATCTCCTGCTGTAATAACAAAAGGTTGAGAGTACCATGTCTGCCCCGTGTCCTGATAGCTTACCAAATCCTCCGGGGCATCTATAATATCCAAATTCCGATTCTGGACGCGGGTATTAAGGATAACCCGTCTGATCGCTTCCGCTATCTCCAGTGATCTGTCATAGTCCGGTGAGAAGGCAGCAATCAAAAGAGTTGCAATCTCCTCCGTAACCCCCATCTTATTCCGTGCGAGCTTATAGGCCGATCGGCGGACAGTGATGAAATCACCGGTTGTGCTCTCCGGGGCAACAAGGGGGAAAATATTATTTCCCACGAGGGCCTTAAGAGGTTCATCCGCTAATAAAAGGGTTCGTATATCAACCCCTACTGATAACATGCTGCTCATAGTCTTTATATTTTACTATCCCATCGCCGAAAGGGCTATGGTTATTCCGTCTTCTACTTTTGTAAGGGCTTCGTCGGCATCCTGATTACGGACATCCGTCCAAAATCCCAGAGAATGGGAGTCCGAATGCTTTCCATAACCGCTACGCCCTCTATAATAGCCCTTGCTTGTATATCTTTCTGCTGTGCCCCGATCAACAAGAACCCCGTGATATCCCTTTCTTCCATTGCTGGTGCTGAACCCTGCAAGGGCACCCGTGCCCGAACGTTTTACCTTTCCGTACATGGATTTAAGCAAGTTCCCCGTATGTTTCACAGTTTTGCTCTCGCCTGCCTTGAGATTCTTTCGCCCTTCACGAACAAGAAAGGCTACCCCTTGCTTGAGAGCCCGCTTGATACGCGGATCCTGCAAAAACTTATCCGAAGCAAAAGTATCCATAAACCGCTGTAAAGCGGGTGATACTACTATGCTTACTCCTCCCCTGAATTCTTCCATTAGTCCGGTATTTTAGTTCCGTCAATAATCAGAGTACGGTCTTCTATCTGCTTCAAGGCCTGAACTATTCGATATAGATGTCCCTCATACTCAAAAGATGAAGCGGCGTCCATAATCGGGTTATAGCGAACTTGCACCGTTACTGTACCCGTATTAAGTTCCTTATCTCCTAAAGTTTCAAGGGCTGATCTCTTCTTGATCCTGCGGCATCGTGTCGTTATCAGATGGGAGTTGGTCTCTTTCATAAATCCGGAAGTAGACTGCTCCTGGGTCTTACCGATAAGGGTAATGAGCTCTCTTAATAGTCCTGCCTGCATTATGTATAGAGTATATAGGGTTCTATAAGATAGTCTAATGTATAGGGGATGCGCTGCGGTACTCCGAAGGCCACCGGCTCACGGTTGGCATACAGATTGGCCGCAATAAGCAACATCGCCTGCTTGAGAGGTGCTGGCAAAGTATTATTATTAGCAGCAGCAACGTCGGTCAGCTTCTGCTGGATCTTATTCTCTACGGTTGTAACAGCCGCTTCAAGCAAGTCCGACAAATAGGTAGTATCATCAGCCGTAGGGTTGTCGATATTACATTGCTGCGCTAACTGCGCCGTTGTGATATAATTCTGTGCCATGTCTTTTTAATATAAAATGCGCGGCGGCTCACTTGCTCACCGCGCATTGACAATAATAAAAATTAATTAAAGGAGAGTTCTATGCTGTTAAGTGAACAAGTGCGGCAAAAGCCTCGCTCTTCAATACTACATTGTCCCATCGTGTATTGAACACGAAGCGGGTAATGTTCTTTTTCGCGTCTGTGTAAGGGTCTACGACCATACGGACTGTACCAAACTGACCCAAGAGGTCATATTCGAATACGCCGAATTCCAGAACATTGTCGTCAACGTCCTCTGAAACGAAGACAGGGTAGCCGTCAATCTCGTATTCGCCCTTGCCTACTGCTTCTGCGATATACCGGCCTATATTGGTTGCAGTACCACGGTCCGTAGTACGAAGGTCAGCAAGCATGGATGAGCTGCAGACGAAAGCGGAACTGCCAGTAATAGGCAAGTGTTTCTTTTGTACTGAGGTCTCCAGGTCAATAACATTTTTCCATGTAATGGCATTAGCCTTAGCAACAGAAACAGCCGGTGTGGTAACAGCGTCAACGAACGGACCCTTAGGTGCCGTTACTGTCTTTGTCAGCTGACTCTTAGACAGCATCCACTTATTAAGCAGATTGTCCATGGCAGATCCGAAGAGAGCTATAACTAGTGCCTGCAAGTTCACATTACTCTCGTCGATAGCTGTATTTGATACAGGAACAGAGATGGAAATACGTTTTGGTGAACCCGTCAGTTTTGAAATAGAAACGGACTGGTCAGAAACCTCTACATTCTCGTCTTCAAAGGTAGCCTCTACCCCGGTTACAGAAGGGAAGTTGAAAGTGCCCTTAAGACCGGTCTGTATCTTAAGACCCAACTTATTGTAGACAATACCGTTGTTGAGAGGCATCATCAAGTCACCTACGGTAATAGGGACTACCGGATTAATGGCTGCGGAGTCTGTAAGATCTCGGGTAAGAGGGATATTGATATCATTAGTATCCGAGATCATACACCGCATTTCCTCGGGGATTTCCTTCTTGTTACGGACGCAATAAACGAGTTTGGCAAAAGCCATACGAAGATTTTCCTGCTTAGCCTCAGGAACGAGACCGGAACGCGCTGTCTCGATTTGGAGATTGAGGATATCCCTTTCATTCAAGAGGGTTTTCTTTTCCTCTGAGAGATTACGGAATTCCTCATTTTCCTTATCATTCATGGCACGTTTCTTCTCACCCTCACCAAGAGCCGTCTTGATTTCTTCAAAGCGACCGTTGATTTCATCCACGCGGGAACGGATTTCGACAAGCCGCTTCTTAGCGGCATTAAGTTCTTTCTTAGTCATAATTTTGTATTTGTGTTGTTGTTTGTGTGTTCTATTATATTATTTTCATAGCCTCTTTAAGTTTGTCTATATCCTCCTGATATCTTTTAACAATCTGCTGAAGTTTCGGTTTCTCCGGTTTCAAGGCGGCATCCAAACTTCGGGCGGTCACATCCGTATCAAGATATGCCGGATCACTGACCACAGAAACATCGAACAAGGCATCAATATGGTTAACTGTTCGGATCAACGTATCCCCGTCTTTCGAGTAAGTTACGTTTCCGTCTACAGCGGTATCGGTAGTATAGGCAAAGGAGGATCCAAAGAGGTCTCCCCTCTTGACCATTTCGAGTGCATAGTCCCCATCGGATGTGTTCGGAGCGTTGAAGGTATACTTTATACCTCGCTCGTCCTTAGTAAGGGTGAGCGTCCCCGATCCGTGGTAGCTTCGGGCCAGCATACGGCTGCGGTCATGCTCCAAAAGGGCCTTGATATCACAACTTCTAAGCAAATCATCATTAATCGCGTCCGGGTTAATGATTTCTTCTACCATCCGGTACACATCGTAGTCCGGAAGCAGCTGCGAGCGTTTGTTGAACACAACAGCATAGCCCTCGATAGTACGTGTATCCTTTCCATCGGTTGACCGAACAAGTTTTGGGGCTGCTAAGTCCCCAAAACTCCGTATTTCTAATTTTTTCTGAATTTCCGGCATAACTCTAAAAAATATGATCTATATTAATACCCTGCGAAATGACAAATTTGGGTACACTTTTATTTTTGTGCTATTTCTCATCATTTTCATCTGTTTTCTGCTGATTATCATCAGAATTTCCGTTTTCAGCCGATTTATTTCCATTTTCACCCGTAGAATTTCCGGTATTTCCCTTTATCTTGTCCGAATTTATGGGAGCAACATTGCAGGAGATGAAGGCCTGATCACCTCCTTCAAGAGGTGCATACCCTTCTTTTGCCCTCCATTCGTTAGGCGTACGGGTGCCGCTTTCGATGGTGCTCTTCATATAGGTGGCCTTTGTGGTAAAATCAAGCTGGTAATAGTCTTCTATATCGAACTTGATACGGACTTTTTTGGCCATATTGACCGGAATGAGCTTACGACGGAATTCCTGCTCTATCTGATGGAGATAGGGTTGCATCGTATCAATCATGTATTGTACCTGTGCCATATCACTGGCCTTGTAGTTACTGCTTTGATTCTGGAATACCTTATCCGGATGTACACCGTAGAAACGGCAGATGTCGAGGACGGTAAACCGCTTTGAGTCCAGAAGCTGCAGGTCCGCAGGAGACATACTCAGCTGGTTGAATTTCATTGATCCGGGGAGAGACATGATATTCTTTCCGCTCTTCAACTCTTCCTCTATCCTCTTGCTAACCGTGGATATCTGTGCATCCTGCGGCTTCCCAAAGCCCCGGACACCTTCATCGTCTCCACTGACGAAGCCCTTATAGGTAGACCCTGGCTGCATGACATCGGCGGACTGCTCCTCCTGTCTTGTGGCCAGCCCGAGAGTACGAGCTGCATACCGAATAACTGACTCGCCGATATACCCACCGTCAGATGACATGCCCCGGAGATGTATGATCTCGTCAGAGTCATACGTGCCATACAGATGATTGTGAAGGTCAAATACGTTATAGGTATCGGCGTAATCATCGTAGGAGCAACAGCCAGGATATATAAGTGCCAAGCCCGTATACTTCCCGTCAAAGAGAGAATAATGGATGTAGGCATTCCCGGTATTGACTATCTGGATAATCGTGTTCCGCATAAACTCGTAAGGAGTCATCCGGTCATTGGGACTTACCCCAAGGAGATAGGCCAGATCACTCTCCGTATCTATCTGAAAGAAGCCGTTTTTCTTTCTCTGTACCTGCAGGGGAAGGGATGCGATAGATCCGCTGAGGATAGAGATGCATCTATAGGCCGCTGCAATCTTCATGGCTAACGTCGGGTTATGTATTTCTTCTGCCGTCAAAGGCCATTGACTTACATAGCCCGCTCCGATATCAATTGGGTCGGAAGTGATACTCCGCTTATGCCCGAAAAATTTATTAAAGATCTTCATATTTTATTTTGTTTGTGTTGGTTGTGCTTTAGACTCCGGAGATACCGGCTGTCTCGTATAAGTGCTGAATTCCTTCATGGTCATAAGTGCCGTTATGGCACCGTCAATCTTCTTGTTCTTTGTCCGCTTGATCGGCTTGGTATTCTCAAGACGGTCCTCATCAAGGACAGCATTACCGAAGCAATAGGGATTAATGGGGTTATCATTAAGAGTAAGCTTATCCGTTAGAATAGCGCTCTCAAAGGTCTGCACGGGTGAGGTGAAATTACCATAAGTCTGACTCACCGGCTGCAGATACTGCGACCCACCGAGAGCGGCAAGCATATTCACCAAATTATCTGCCTTATAAGGATCATACCCGATTTGCAATATCTTGAGATACTGTGCTCTCGCCATCACATCCCTTGCTATCATATCATAGTCTATGGCCTTTTTACCACAGATTTTCAAATAGCCATCCTTCACCCATTTCTGGTACAATTCCTTATTAGGATGATTTCTAACAGTTTCCTCCGGGATATAATAGTCTGTATGGATATGAAAACTGCCAATAAAATACATACTGTAACTGACGGCAGAAAAATCATCCTTAACCGACAAGTCAATAGCGACCATAGTGCTTGGTATACCTCCGTTAGCATCTCTAGCTTCCTTTAGATCGAGATGACGTAGATGCTTGTTGATCTCATCCGGAGTAAACCATGGAGCATCATTTCCGCTGACATATATATTCAGCAGTTTTGTCCGAAAGTCCTTCATATCTTCCGATGACCCTTGCGCACGGGCATATTCTAATTCATAGAAATCCGTCTGTACGGTAATTCCCAGATGAGGCTGAACCTTTGCCCATGTCTTCGGATCATCCTCCTCATCATCCACATCCGGCTGGAATATATGGGCAAACACTCTATCGTTAACTTGATCACTCATGCCGATCTCGTGCAACAGAATTTTTTTGTACTGGTCAAGTATATCTACGAACGGTGCTTCGTTCTTATCCGAAGCAGTTGTGATGATAGCGGTAAGCGGGTTTTCACGAACGGCCATGGAGGTGGTAAGGACATTATACAGGTCGGCGCTGTCCGCCTGTGAATATTCATCCATGATGACCATACTGGCATTGAGCCCATCCAAAGTATCCGGATCCGCGGCAAGGCATTCAATGAAAGAGGACCGACCCGATTTCTTTTCATCCGAGAAACTTACTTTTTCCCTATTCAGTTTGAAGTTTTTCAATTTTGGATCCAATCCCTTAAGAATAGCCTTTATTTCGCGAAAGCATATCTGTGCTTGCTTGTAGGAATTCGCGGCAGTATATGCCTGCGCATTACTATCCCCAAAGAGCATGTCCCAGATAGCCAGAGAAGAGATGGAAGTTGTTTTACTGAATTTTCTGGGGACATATAACAGGACATTTCGAGTCAGTCTTTTTTTTTCATTCAGATAAAACCCCAGAATGTTTATAAACTGGAAGACCTGTATAGGGGTCATTTTATATCTCTGTCTCCCGTGAGTTCCATCGAATTTAAGAAACTCGAAAAATCGGATAAACGCCTGGGCAATATCTATCCGAAAATCATAAGTATCAAGAAAGCGAAAGAACCGGATGAGGGCAAGAAGCTCATAGAGATTATGTGCATCGGGGTTGTCTATCAAAGCCCGGGCATAAGTATCAAGTCTCGGATCCACAGCAGATAGGTTATAATCGGAGACGTGAATCTCCGTCAACCGCTCTATACTGATCCTCTTTGCTTGTCTTTCCTCATCATCTGTAAGCATTATTTAGTCCCCGTTTTAAGAGGTCTAAGCAGACGCGGGCCGCTGCTTTCCCCGCCACTGATAACACTGCATAACTTACTCAACTCCGTGTTTTCACCATCCTCCCCAGAGTCTGCGGATGATGTACTAATGGTAAGTTTAAGTTCCCTAAGATATTTGCGTATCTGTTCTCCTTGATGCTCCTGCATCACAAAGAGAGGATTGATACTGTATCGGTAACTTCCCTCACGCGATCTTGTACGCAGCATCAGAGCGGCTTTGTCAAATTTGGTTTGTATTTGTGCATATCTGACTAGACAGCTGGCAAGCATATGGATAGTGAGCTCAAGGGAGTCTTTGTAATTTCCTTTTTCCTCAAGAGCCTTACGTATCAATGCCGCGTAGCCGTCTATGTTCAGATTTGCATAATATGTATTTTTTCTTTTCCCCATAGCACGTCATTTTATAATACCCGCCATTTTTAGGGTTTTGGGTACACCCCCACCGGAGCAAAAAACATCAATTTGTGTGAACGGGGGAGGCTGAGAGGGTTTGCAGGCCTACCCGGGGTTGACAAAAAACGATGCCCCCATTTACACTTATTAGCAATATTAACATAAATTTATAAAGTAGAGGACTTTGTACACGATGTACACAATGTACACGAAATGATAATTTGCTTTGTGTACGCTTTAATATATTGATAATCAGTTTATTATGGTATCGTGTGCACAATGTACACAATAAAAGTCTCTAAATAGTATATTCGCGTTTAGGGGTATACCTATAATTGTATTTACTATATTCCATACTAAGTTATATAAAATATTGTGTACATTGTGTACAAATGATATAACCTATTATGAACCAATAACTTACACGTACACAATATGCCCTATCCATTGTGTACGGATTGTGTACATTGTGTACATTGTCACCTTGTGCCATATCCTTTATATATATTATATATATTATATATATAATATATATACTTTTGCGGACTATGGGCATCATCACATATCGCATCATCATGTCAGGATCTCTTGCATACAGATGAGTTGAAACTGAAAAGTACGATGATGAGTAAGTGGCATTGGCCTTATGCCGATATCCTTACCTCTTTCTTTTAACGCCTAAATGTTAAAGTGAGTTAACAAACAAAAGATACTTGATTAAACGCTTGCACAATCAAAATAGTTGTCGTATCTTTGCATCATAGAAATAAAGATAATAACAATTTAAAAAATAAAGATTATGAATAACGAAAAAAATAAAGTAGATTTCCTCTGCATCTCTTCAGGGAATAGAATGACAATAGCATTTAACCACAAAGTTGAAATTAAAGAGAGCCGTTCTATCTCTCGCACTAATTGCGCCGGTTATGTCTATTGCGTAACAAGCAAGGCCCTTAATGAACTGAAAAATAAATATACCTGGACTTGTGATTTTTGATAATAATAATAACAATTTAAAGATTACAACTATGATTACCGTTAGAACTACAGCAGACAGCAAGACTTACAATAGCAAGGACGCTCTTAAGATGGAAGGTTTTACTTTCGACCCTGAAACAAAAACATGGTCAAAGGAATATGAAAGCAAAGAAGCATTCGATAAGTTCGAAACAGAAAAGTTCCGCAATCCTACTTACTCTCGCAAGGGTGCCAGAGAAAATGCGGCAGTAAAGTTCGAAATAGAAACCATGACTATTGACGAAGCAGTTGAAAAGGCATACGAGATCGCTCCTAACAAGGAACAGTACAAGAATGACGAAGCACTTATTGAACATATATATCTTATTGCCCGCAATCTATTAGACGGCGTCGCTTATAACCCTGATGATGATATGATAATTCCGGATTTAGCGGAGCGCGACCCTGATGTTACGGACAAGATATATTGGAAAACGGTTCAACGGGTAAGACTAACGAAATAATAATAGCAATAATCTAACGCTGCGCTATCGGCATGACGGGTATATAATATGATAGATTTTAGAGATATAGAAAAACGTTTGACTGTACTCGCCAATGGCGAAAAATGCAGTATTTCGGAAGTAAAAACATTAAAAGATGGGGACAAAAAACTCGATGTGTCTCTTGTGCTCTTTGACTGCGGTGGAGACTTGGACTGCTCGTGTGTAGTGTACGATGACGGTACGCTGATGCATCTGCAAGACTGGCAAAGCGGATACCCTAAACAGGGTAATCAGATTAAGGACTATGCCTGGCTTACCGAAGATGGAAGAGACACGATTATAATTGGAGGATTACCAAGGGTAATAAGATAATGAATACAGAAAAAAGCAATTGGGGCGGTCATCGCGAAGGCGCGGGCCGTCCTGTACAAGGTCATCGAAAAAAGAGCATAACCCTTTGGATCGACGACGATACCCGGGCGTGGCTTGATGAAAAAGAAAACAAGTCCAGATATCTGAATGAACTTATTAAACGTGATATGGAGCAGGCCCGCTAGCCCGCTCCATTTTTTTTGCCCAGGAACTTAGCCATAAAACTTTCTGTTTCTCGACGGGCGTTGTCTCTTGCCGACGCCTTGGAATGCGAATGCATCTGCTCATGTATGATGTGATGGCATTCACGACACAGCGACATGAGGTTATCGGGGTCGTAGGCAAGAACTTTCATGCCGTTGTAGTCACCCGCCGACTCGACGGGACGGATGTGATGCACCTCTTCGGCAAGGCGTATCCGCCCGTGTTCCTCACATCTCTGGCACAGCGGATGCCGGTGCAGTTGCCTTTCGCGGCAGTTGCGCCAGCGCGTGGTGTTGATCAGCTTGATGTATCGTATATCCCTGCTCATCGTTCGTTACGCTTGCGGATATTGTCCTCGAACTCCCTCGACCGTCCGCTGTCCATTGCATCGTCGAACATGCCTTCTATTGTTTTTCCGTCTGCGTCTGTGGCAAACATGTCGGGTTCGTGGATGCCGATCGACTTTCTTTTTCGCACCTTGCGCGCGGCGGCATATACCGCCTCGGCATCCTCGCGGACGGGAAACAGCCGGATGATCTCTTCGGGCAGGTCCGCGGTCGACGTGTCATGCTCCCGGTCGACGACACGGAGAAAACAGTAGGTGAGATAGTTCTGCAGGGCATACACCGATCGAAAACCGTATATCTTGACTATCCTCTCGAGTCTTTTGTAGTCACGTTCCGACACGCGGGCGATGATCTTATGTTTCTTTTCTCTTTCTTTCATGCACGTATCTCCTTATATCTGGTCTTTATTGTGATATATTTGCCTTTTACGGATTATCCTCTTCACTGGATGCGGGCGATAATACAGCCCGTGCCTTTGAAGGGTCTTCGCATTCTTGTTATCGGGCTTTTCTATAGGTTCATCCTCTTGCTTAAAATAGTAATAGAATGTTTCTGTGCTATCTACTATTTCGTTATAGTCTCTATCTTCGTGGTATTCTTCATTGTCCATCATCGATATTCCTCCATTAAGTATTTGACTTCATCCATTAACGCATCCTGCGACCGCTCCTTATTGCCCAGAGCGGACAGCACACGCTCCTCTATCGTGCCCTTGCATATCAGATGCACGACCGTTACCGGGTACTTCTGACCCTGCCTGTGCAGGCGTGCGTTTGCCTGCTGGTATAGCTCGAGTGACCATGTCATGCCGAACCATACGACGATATGACCGCCACGCTGCAGGTTGAGCCCGTGACCCGCACCTGCAGGATGCGTCAAGGCAATGTCTATCTTTCCGTCGTTCCAGTCCTTGATGTCCTGTGGCTCGAGGATCTGGCGTACACGGAAGCCTTTGAAACGCCGCTTGATACGGTTGATGTCGTGCCGGTACGAGTAGAACACAAGTACAGGGTTACCGTTTGCCGCTTCGACAATATCCTCCAGCGCATCAAGCTTGAGATTGTGTATCTCGTGCACATCATGGTTTTCATCGTATATTGCCCCGTTGCAATACTGCAACAGCTTGTTGCTCAGTGCCGCCGCGGATGTTGCCGGTATCGTCGTGCTGTCTCCGACCTGCTCGATGAGGTTCAGCACGGACTCCTTTTCAAAGTCCTTGTACTGCTTACGCTGTCCATCATCCATGACAAGTTCTTTGTTCTGATACATTATGTCCGGTAGTTCAAGATAGTCATCACTCTTCATCGATATACAGATATCCGCTATCCGGTCACTGATTATCTGTTCGTTTTTTTCGTTGACTTTATAGTCTTCGTACTGGCTGCTGTGCGAGGCGTTGTAGGCATATTCCTTGCGGAACTTGCCGATTGTCGGAAACAGCCGCTCACCTTGATCGAGCAAATATACCTCCGACCACAGATCGCAGAAACTGTTCGGCGCGGGTGTACCCGTCAGACCGACCACACGGTCGACAAAAGGGCGTATCATGCGTAGTGCCTTCCATCTCGACGTGTTGCTCGACTTGAATGAACTGAGCTCATCGAGAACGAGCATGTCGAAGAAATGACGGGCAAAAAGATGACTGTATTTTGACACGAGCCAGGGGATATTTTCGCGGTTGATGATATACAGATCGACGTCTTTCCGAAGAGCCTTGTCACGGTTTTTCGCTGTCCCCAGCACTTTGCTGTAGGTGATGCCCGACAGCTGGTCCCAGACGGCTATCTCGTCACTCCATGTGCTCTGCGCTACACGGAGAGGTGCGACGATGAGCACGTGCCTTACCTCTCCGAAGCAGTAGATGAGATAGCTAATAGCTGTCAGCGTGCTTACCGTCTTGCCCAGCCCCATCTCGAGGAACAGCCCGCAGTACGGATGGTTGATGATATGCTTGATAGCAGCACGCTGATAGTTATGCAGATTGGACTCATCCATGATGATTGAGAATTAGATTGATACGAGCAACCAAGGACTCTACCGATTCGGAATGATGATAATTCCGACCATTTGATAATCTTATGGAACCTTTGACTATATATTCTATGTCTTCTATAAAAAGAGCATAGGTTCCTCCGTCAAAAGGTATTAATATTATATGTTTATTCATCTTTTTCCTCCTTCCATGTCTGTTGAGTCATTAATTTCATTGTCCGCCCATTTATCAATGGCCTTGATGCATTTATCCGGAAGCCCTATAGCGGTCTTGTTGGATTTAAGATAGTCCATAGTTCCACCAATACCATATATAATATAGGCTTCATCCGTTGTCGGAAGGAAAATAATGGCCAATAGCATTATGATAAGACTTGGAAAAGTGACAAGAAGAGTTTTCTTACATTTTGCTATCGTCTTTTTATCATCATCGTCACCAAGCAATATTGGTATAGCAGCAATGACTATAATTAGCGCTGCTATTATGATAAGAGCAAGCAATGCATTTGAGATATTATCTAATCTCGTGATCCAGTAAATTGTTTCCATAATCTTTATTTTTAAAGTTTTTCTAATTCCCTTTTTTCTTCACCTATCATCTTCTCAAGCATTTCAATTTGAAAGGATTTCATGGATTCATTATCGGAAATGTCCATATTCATTAGTCCTTTTTCGCCCATATTATTCCTAGCTTCATAGCGTATCATCAGGGAAGTTCCTTTCCTGCATCTTTTAAGGAAATCTATGAAACCTTTAATGCTATTGATATTTTGGCAAATATTATTTGCCTTTTCTATCTTTTCTATGTCTTCGTATTTCATAATCTTAATTTTTAATTATACTCGCTATCTACCCAGTCAAGATAGGTATCTATTGTTTCATTCAGACTTTCAGTACTGTCTATAACTCTACAATATTGACCCAGTTCTCTTAATTCATTTATACACATTTGCTGTAATTTTGTAGGTTTCTTTCCCGTGCTTTTCAACTCAACAAAAACAGTATATCCGTGCGGCAGGATACATACTCTGTCCGGTACTCCTCGCTGGTTCGGGCTGACAAACTTGTAGGCATGACCGCCTAACTCCTTGATGCGCCTGCACAGCATGCGCTCCAATACCTTTTCACTTTCCTTTTTTTCCATATTATTCTCCTTCCTTAATTTCCTCATACTCAAAGAGTATATCGGATGATCCGAAATTCCTTGCCAGTATCTTTCTCAGCTGTTCCAATGCTTCTGCATCGGGCAGTATACGGTTGGTATCGTTGATCTTTATTCTTGACAGTTTAATCATAGTTCTTTTATTAATCCCGTATTTAATGCTGCTAGGTTAAATGTAACTTCCAGCTTCGTTCCCTCCTTAAATGGATCATTTGGTGACAAAAAATAGTTAAAAGCACCATTTTGTTTTATAAGAATGTTCATGTCATCAGGACATATAAAGCGTGGGTCTTCAAAGTATTCACGTGCTTTCTCCTCCGACAATCTCTTTCCGTTTTTCTTCATGACATAAATACTCCACGGATTTTCAAGCACTATCTTTGGCAATCCGGTTTTGACGGTGTACTTCAATTCCAGAAGACTACCTCTGGACTCTTGCCATCCGTTTAGTACATACATTCCGCTGCAGAGTTCAAGGAACTCCAAATCCCTGCGTAGATATCCGTACCATGTCTGATCCAAAGGTTCTTCCAGTGTCATCGGATTTACAATATTAGGGTTATACCAAATCTCTCTAACATTTTCCTCCGCGGCGGCAAATGCCTTCATGCGTTCCTCGCGGTCGTAGCCCGCTATCGGGCCACTGATGTATACAATTTCTTTCATAATGATTTGTTATTTATATTCTTTTCCCGAGGGATAAGATAAATACTTCTTGATTTGCGGGTGCTCCCCATTCAGTTCTCCCGTAGCCAAGAGACAATCTTTTCAATTTGAAGGTCATGGTAGTATTAGTATACCCTTTGTGGAAACATACGGCGTCATATTTTTTCGGGATATTACTATAATAGTTATGACGCTCTTGAGAGATATGAAAATCTTGATAGGGATCTTGTTCAGCCCAATAGTTGGCAATTCGGGCATAATTAAGGCCTAGACCTACAGGTATCATATTAGGATCGACCAAGCGGCGTGACCAATAATCGGATAAGGCCCGGTATTCTTCCCGTTTTCCTTCTACCCGGATGGCTTCATACCATTTGTAGGTTAATATAAGATGTAATATTTTCATAATTATTTTTGTTTTAAATAGTCATTAATGATTTTATATAGTTCCCTCCGGCAAGCAAAGTCGCCGAAGTGGTCAGACAGATAGTGCACCCTGTCACGCCTTTCCTTTGTCATCATCTACCCTCAGATCGTTATCGTTTTCTTGCTCTATCCGCTCAAATGTGCGTTGATGCCCATAAGTTGAATTACGCTGATCCCCAATATATTTCCAACCCTTCATCCGCTTAAGGATTGAGCTGATGGACCGGGTGTGGTAGCGCGTAGAATCGTCCATACGCTCGCCGAAGCACTCGTTGAGTATCTCGATGGCCGTAATCCTGTTGCGCCGGAATATCCCCGTGGCACTGATCCCCGCGTCGAAGGATTGGAAATACTCTCTCCGCTCGTCACGGTTCTTGTCCTCCCATCCTTGCGGAAGTCTCCGGTCGACAAAGTCCTCGATTATCCCCTGTCGCTCGTCCTCCTCACCATGCTCGTTCTGAGACTGACGGGCTTCCGCTTCGAGGTCCTTCGGCAGGTAGAGTTTCTCGCCATGGTCATACCGGTATTTAGCCTCAGCCCACAACTGGTCTCTCTCCGCGTCGTCAATATCCTTGAGATCCTTTGACACGCTTTGCAGTCCGGTGTTCAGCGGCCAGAAGCGGCGGTTTCCGGTGTCGCCCTTCAAAAAGTTATTCTCGTTTGTCGTTGCAAAAAACACGCATTGTCGTGGATAGATCTCCGTCTTACGCCCGTATGCCGGGCGGAACTGATCGACGCGCTTTGTCAGAAACGCTTTCATCGGTTCAACTTCCGCCTTCTTATATACCGACAGCTCGCCGAGCTCGAGGATCCATACGCGCTGCAGCTGCTCCATGCCCTTGGTTCCGTCGATGGAGGTGAAGGAGTCCGAGAACCACAGACCACCCATCTTAGCCAGCAAAGAGCTCTTGCCGAGTCCCTCGCTGCCGATGACCGTCAGAACATAGTCCCACTTGCATCCCGGATCGAAGACACGTGCCACGGCAGCCGTGAAGGCCTTACGTGTCATAGCACGGTTTAGAGGTGTGTCAAGAGCACCGAAGTAATCGATGTACAGCGTGTCAAGACGCTCTACCCCGTCCCACTTGATGCCCTTGAGATATTGCCGTATCGGATGGAAAGTATGCCGGCACATGACTGCATCAAAAGCATCCTGAACGTTCTGTGTGGACGCCTTCAACCCGTATGGTTCTGCGTTAAGATAGCACCGCAGGTTACTGTCATCGGCATTTGTCCAGAAGGAGTCGTAATAGTTCTTCGGCGTGCGCCAAGGCAATGTGCTACGGATAAAGGCCTGGCGTGCGAACTCGTCATACTCGATCTTTCCCTTTAGTCTCGGGTCTCTCTCGATAATGGCCTGGTAGTTCTTGAGCGTCGGCAGAACAAGTCCTTTCTTGTCGGTATCAAGGTAGGCAAGGAGATCTTCAAGATCATTTCCCTCGCTCTCGGGGATATCGGCATCACCGAAGTCCCGGCTTACCTCGGCAACCTTTTCCGATGCCCGCAGCCCTATTACATTCTTGTCCTTTTGGCAGAGCTCTTCCATGAGCCCGAAAGACGGCATATCGGACGGTTTGCTGTAGGTCTTGTCCTTGTCGTCACGGTCGCCGTACAGATGGAGCCGTACAAGGTCGAAGGCATTGCACAGATGACCCCCGGCGGGGTCCGTGGAGTGATTGGAGAAAGCGAACTTACCTTGCTCATAGACTACAAGACCGCTTGAGGTCGTGCCTTTGACATAAGTATACCGGTCGTTGCCCTCGGGCTTGTACACATCGGCGAGGAAGGTGTCTATAGCCGAGTAGATGTCATACGCTCTGCAGAACAGACCGACAAGACCCGACTTTTCTGTAGGGTCGCCCTGCTTCTTTCCAACTTCCTTTACCACTTTCGGCACACGGGATGAATAAGGCCATTCGCTACGGTCTTTCCAATTATGGTAAGTCTCCGTCAATAACTTTTTCCCGTCCATCCATTCGCCGTCCTGATACTCGAAGATATATTCTCCGTCTTTAGAGGAACTCGGCCAGTACATAAATCGTGCAGGCTGGAAAGAGGTGTCGTCGAAATAGTCAATGCCTATATTCGATGCTATCCTCCGGGCTATCGCTTCATATTCTTCCGCCGATACCTCCTCGGACAAAGGGATCATAAGACGGTAGCGGGGCTTTGAAGGAGTATGCTTATGCGTTGTGTATAGTGCCGCGGCATTGCCGTAGAGCATTATAAACAGTCCCCACAGATCCTTGACGCCGTCGTCAATGTCAAGCGTTATCAGCTGTCTGCTCTGAACGGTAGTATTCGACCGTCTGCCTCCGACAAGACAGCCCCCGAAGAATCCGCCGACATCCTTGATATTGTCCTGCTGCGCCTTCGACAGTCCACGGTATTGCTTGACCGTCTCACCCGTACGCTGCGTGTGCTCTATCCTCGTGAGAAAGTCACTCCACAGCATAGTCGTGTTGTTCCACGTCTTCGTGAGCCGGCTGAATGCCATGGCCACCGACAGGTGTCCGTTATGTGTTATAGATATTGACATATTGTAATACTAGTCTTTTAGGTAATAAGGGGTCTTGTAGCCGGCTCCCTTGAGTGGCAGGTCTTTGGCAAAAGGTATCGGTGTAGCGAATATCTTCTGCATCTCCTCAAGTGTCTTTGTGCCGTCATCGGGTACCTCGCAGATGCATTCATCATGGATGTGGAAGACTACCGGGTAACCCGCATCTTCCAGTCTTATGATAGTCACACCGAGACAGTCACGGGCTATGGCCTGCACGACATTTTCCGTGAGCTTTCCTCCGTAGGTAGGTATCTCGACCCATTTGTGTGTGGTTTGATTCATACCCATATACGCCAGCTTTTGTCGGTTATAGTCATCATAGATACAGTGCATTTGTGGATAGCTTAGGAATCGCCCTGACGGCAGCCGTATCTGAATACAGTCTCTTATTTTCCGCACGACCAAACCACCCTGCTTCATCCTCCGCATCTTTCCGTCGGCTAAGGTCTCCTTGACCGTGTTCTCGAGGTCCGTCCACAACTGTACGATACGTGGACTCGCTGCCCTCCAGTTGTCGACGATATCCATCAGATGCGGCTTGGCGGCATTGATGAGCATATCACCTGTAAGGGTCTTGTCCGGAACAAACAGGCGCATGAACTTTTCCCCGCCCATCTTGACAAGGGCCATCGCACCGCCCTGATAGCCCAAGGCGAGTTCAGAGATCTTTCCCTTTTTTCGCAGGGGCGAGTCATGCCCGATGCTTGATACCGGTACGTGGAACATCTGTGACGCAGATGCTTCGTAGATTTTTCCGTCTCCCCGGAAGACATCCATCCTCCATCTCTCTCCCGCCAGCCATGCGATGACACGTGCTTCGATAGCCGAATAGTCGCAGACAATGAAGGTATGCCCTTCTTTTGCCACGAAGGCCGTGCGGATCAACTGTGAGAGTGTATCGGGTACATTGCCATAGCAGGTAGTCATCAACTGCAGGTCACCGCCAATGAGCAGATTACGGGCAAAGTTAAGGTCCTCGATATGGTTCTGCGGCAGGTTCTGCAGCTGCACGATACGCCCCGCCCATCGTCCGGTATGGCTGCCATAGAACTGCAGAGTGCCGTGAATTCGTCCATCCTTGCACAAGGCTTCGCCCATGGCGGTATATTTCGCCGTCGAGGTCTTGGCCATCTCCGTGCGGATCGTCAACACGCGCTTGACATCTCCGTCAGCTTTTTCAAGCAACTTCGGATAGTCCTCCTTGGTCAGTCTCGTAATCTTCATTCCCGTCTTTTCACTGAGCCATGCTTTCAGTTGCGTCGGAGAATTAGGATTGTCAAGTCCTGTAATCTGCTGGCACTCGGCATTCAGCTGACCTTTATAGATAAGATCCATCCGTATAGCATTATATACAAGGGTCTGATCGATCTTAACGCCGCGGTCATTGATATGCTGGTCAGCGGTGTACAACCGTCTCTCAAGATCTGTAATCGGGTTAAAGTCAACGGCAACGATATTGCGGATGGCTACCTCTACCTCCACATCACGGCGGTTGTATTTCTTGTATATTTCCCATTTGTCGGGGGCGTCGGCAGGCATATTCCGTGTCCGTCCGCCGTTGGCCTTAGTAGCTTTACAAGGGCACGAGAAATACTTGATGAGGGCAACTCCCTCACTCATCTTCTGGTCCTTGAGCTTGAGCACTTCACCGCATGCCTTTAGCTGCATGGGCAGTCCGAGCATACTCGCCCGTACCATCGAGCACTCCCACTGCGCAGGGTCAAGAGTGACACCCATCACATGACCGATGCAAGTGCGCTCAAAGGCGGCGTTGAAAGCGGTCTTGACGACAGCGGGATCCGTGAGGGCCTTGACGATCTCGTCCGGTAACTTCTCTCCGCAGGCCATGTCAACCTGTAGGACAGTTCCGCGGTTGATGCTGTAGGAGAACAGCAGTATCTCAAAATCATCTGCTTCAACGTACTTGTATACACCATTTGTTATGTCGTTGCTCGAATAATTCTCTATGTCGATTGAGAGCTCCTTGATCTCTACTTCGGAATGCTTTGCATCAAAGACTTCCAACTCGTATATAACCTTATCCCGAAATTCGGCAAACTCGTCACTGATACTCACCTCTTTACTGCTGGCGATAGTATCACCCTGCTGTCTGTTTTCTTTAAAGATATTGCATACCGTGTTAAAATCCTCACCCATCCCTTTGTAGGGATGAAGAAAAGTAGGTTTGCTGAAATCAAAGTCGTTGGTGTCCAGATTATAAAGGAGTGATACCATCATCCCCGGATTGGCGCGGTCGGCAAAATGCTGTATACTTATATACATAGCCTGCGCTATATACTCCGAAGCACTATATTTTTTTATAAAATCTTTTATTTTCATTTCATTTGTATCTTATCGGCCTTGATCTTGTAATGCCCCAGATCGGGGTCCAATGCCAATCCCCTAACCCGTTTCGGATGCTCCTCTCGAATGATTGCTGCGAGAGCTTTGCCCTGCAGGTCGAATGCCCTCCCCGGAGGAAGGCTGACGATATCCCAGTACTGATTCCGCTTGAGCATTACACTTCGGTAGAATTCGGGGTTATCGGACAGCTTCAACCGGGTCAGCGTCTGTATCAGATGTATCTTGCTGTTCATAAGCGGCGTTAATAAGGGCAGTTCGTATCGGGAGCTTCACCGAATATATCATCTCCGTTATCATCCGGGATATCCATATCCCCGAAGTCACTTTCAGCTGATGTGCGGCCACCGAGCATCTCTCCGTCCTCCGCTTTCAGCACATTGTCAAGACCGCATGAAATACCTTGAGTACCTCGCTTATCAAAGGCAAAGAAATTGACAGAAGCGTAAATCCAACATCCACTGTACATCTCATCCTCATCAGTGATAGGGGTAAGTATATTTCGCTTTTTACCGTCAATAACATTTACTCCTGTCTTCTTGCATACTCCCGGTTTAGTTTTGCAAGCGGCTTTTACAAAATAGCAATCAGCATATTCGGGCTTATCCGGGTATACTTCATCCCCATCACGAAGTGGATTCCACCATTCCTTTGGTTTCTTGTTGTGCCATGTCTGGCTCAACCCCACTGTATAAGCACCTTTGATACAAGTCTTAATCTTTTCAATTATATCCGTATCATTCTTTGGTATAAGTAGAGTTACTGAATACTTCGGGTTCGTGTCATCTAAATCTACTTTGTACGGCTCGAACAGGTGCACGTATGATGCGCGCACTTTACCAATCACACACTTTGTTTTTAAATTCGAATTTTCCATCTTGTTACGTTTTATCGATTTTCGAGGACTATTCCTCTTTGTGGGTCACGGCAGAGTCGGACTGCCGTTGCGACCATCGGCCCGGTTGCCCCCTCGCTCGGGGGCTTGTTAAAATCTAAAATCAATCACTTACTTAAAAACTTATATATCTATACTATTGAAGTCTTCTGCTATGGAATTATATTCCGCCCGGGGATCGTCCTTAAGGGCGAGTGTAGGTTTGCCCTGTGGCTTTATTATGAGATCAGCAAGGATGTTGTCGAAGACCTTTTTAGTAAGGGTCTTTTGCATTGCCGTCACACCTTTCACTTTCTTGTCATAGATCTGCTCCTCCGTATACCCACATTCCTGCAGGAGCTCTATTACTTTGTTCGGGTCGGAGTATTGTCTGACACTTCTGCCTTCGACGAGTTTCAGCCCTTCTATCGGGTGACCGTCAAGGAGCTGCTTTCCCGCAAATTCCTTCACTGCATCGAGCCATGACGTGATATCATTCGACATTGCTATGATATCGGCGATGTCCTTTTCGCTCATCAGATCAGGTGTCTTTTCCTTGTTGAGGATATAGGACTCTGTGCATCTTCGGGCGCATTTTTTGCATACCGCTTTCGCCTTGCAGAACTTGCACCATGGCCCGGCATTATAGTCACCCTTGCCGTTATAGGCATCACTTGCCTTAGGCTTAAGAGTCAGCATTCCCCAGGAGTGCAGGTCCTTGACCGTCATATCGAAATCAGAGATGTTGTCTATACGAGGCTGAAAGATTGTCATGATGACATTTTTGAAAGCATACAGCCCACTGTAGGCTTCTATGTTTCCGAGGGCATATATCTTCATTTGCGGGTTTTCCTCGGCTTCGACACGTACACCACGGCCGAACTTGAAATCAAAGATGTGCAGTATCTTGTCGGAGACGATGGCCGAGTCCGTCGTGCCGTGCATGCCCTCGCCGTAGGCCGACAGATCAAGGTCTTTTTCGACCATCAGGACGGCGTCGGGAGTTGTCTTCAACTCTGCCATATAAGCGGACCATACATAAGAGGCATAGTCCTCGGCATGTTTCATCATGTCGGGAGAAAACCACTTGTCAAACTCTTCGAAGGAATAGCCGGCCGCTCCGTCATGACTGGCATAGTTGATGACCGTTTCCTCATCGTACGAGCCTTTCTCTTGGAGTTCGTTGAGCAGGATAGCACAGATGTTGTGCGCTATAGTGCCCTCAAGGGCAGCATCCGAAGTGCTGTCCGGAAATTTCTCTTCCTGTCGCAATGACTTCGGGCAGTTCAACCACCGGTGTGCGGCGGAAGGGGATAATAATGCGTGACTCATAGACCTAATTTTTCTGCCTCTTCTGCGAGACGGTTGTAAACCTTACTATAATCCTCTTCCTTGAGATCGGTAAGATTCTTAGCTCCGTGTGCAGCAAGAATGCCATCGGTAATAGCCTTGTTCTTTCCACCGGCCCATACTCTTGCAATCATCATCCGGAGGTCGGGGAGCGTTACCGCTGTCTTCGACTCTTCTCTCTCCTCTTCTACTTCTGTCTCTGATTTTTCCGCTGCAACTTTTTTCGGCTCTTCTACCTCGGGTGCCGGAGCACTCTTTGCCTTTGATGCGCGTCTTGTCTTCTTTGGCTCTTCCTGTGGAGCAGATTTCTCCACTTCCGGTGCAGTAGAAAGATCACGTAAATTTACGTTGACATTCTGCGGTGTACCGAAGTTATGTGCCTTGTTAATTGCCAACAAAGCGGTTGCAAAACTTACCATTTCCGGGCTCATGCCCAACTCAACATTTACTTTGATTTCCATAATAATTATTTTTAAAAAATTCGTTACTCCTCTTCTGCTATCCATTTGTAGATATCTTCCAAATTAAACAGCCATGAGTTATCATGTGATTTCTTAGCCTTGACTAAGTCAAAATTGTCTAGGGCTATATTGTACCGAATCGGTACTTGATCCTTTCCCTTCTCAAGGATCCAGTTGTATAGTATCTTTGCATAAAAAAGGTCGTGGAATGCTATCTGGCCTAAAATTGCAGCTTTCAATTTGGCATCTATATATCCATGCCTAATATTCTCGGCGCCTTCTTGGGCGCACTTTACATATTCTTTTGCTGTCATACTATATTTTATATCCTCTTGAATTCGAGTTCAATATCTTCAGCTGTAACGTTCAAAGTCCCCAATATATCTCGAAGTATTTTCTCAAGGTATGTAACAGATATTCCCGCGAGAGGTATCATCCTATTCTCCTCCTTTTTCGTATCTCTATAGGTTAGGAATACATTAGCTACGGAAGGTTGCTCCTTCTGTGGGGAGTCCATACTTATTAAGGTTTCCCCAGGATACATATCATCAAGCAAATTTAATAAATCGGTTACTCCTTTTTGACGGGCCCTACAGAGAGCCATTTTTTGATATATCGATTGCGCCTTTTGTAGACGGTCTGCAATTCTTTCAAATTCTTTTTCTTCCATGATTTTAATCTTTATAAGTTTCTTATTTCCTTTATCAGCATGACGATCAGGATGATGTCGGCTATAATTGTAATAACTTGTATTGCTATCATAATTCTCCGTGTATTAAATTATTCTGTAATTGCTTCTTTGGGTATAACCATCTCTTGCCCGATTTCACCCGTGAGAAACGGATGGATATATGGCTGAAATGACTCAGTGACATGTGAAGATATTCCGCTGCTTCCGCTGATGTCAATAGGGGCTCATCCCCGAGAGGCTTATTCTCTTCCATCACTTTGTACAATTCCTCTGCTATGAGGTGCGCGTCATGTCTGTTCATTAGATCTTTCTAAATATGGTTTTTGTAACAGGTATGCCACCATAGTTTTCTACTGCTTCCCTCCGTATCTGAGCGGCCTGATCTGAATTAGATTCGTAGTTGACGGCACGGTAGAAAGTGTTCTTCGATACCCCGAAAGCCTTACACAGTGCTTCCCGCAGTCTGGGCTCGACATAAATTGTTTTCTTTTTCTTTGGCTCTATCATAATATTTATTTATATTTGTAGTTCGTAATTGAATTGCAACTCGTACCAAACTGATTACGGGTACAAATATATGTCAATATATCGACACTTACAAGAAAACATGTCGATATTTCGTCATAATCACTATTATTTAACTTCTATTAAGAGATGGAAAGAATTGTAAATGCTGACATAAATAGTCGTATTAATTTGATACTCACCGACTTATTCAAGGGTAACGCCACTAATATGGCACGAGCCACTTTCATTAGTCGGAGCACTATATATAGCATTGTTGGGGAAAAGCAGGTGCGTCCTGGGTATGATATTCTCAGAAGAATTGTCGAGATGTCGGCATATACAATAAATATAGAATGGCTTTTAACAGGTAATGGAAGTATGTTAGAATCACCGGGGGAAGCAAAAAAAGGGAAGACACGTCCTCGTATTCCTATGTCTGTAGCCGCGGGTGCGCTAAATGGTTTTGCGGAAGGAGTAAAGACCTATGACTGCGAGCAGGTGCCTATGGTTACCTCTTTCCCGGATTATGACTTTTCTATGATTATCAAGGGGGATAGCATGGAACCTAAGTATGAAGGTGGTGATGAAATAGCAATAAAGAAAGTTACGGATGTTATTGAATGGGGAAAGGTGTATGTGTTAGATACCAGGGATGGGGCGGTTCTAAAAAGGTTGTACAATGCTGGCGACAATTATCGCTGTGTATCGTACAATAAGGACTACCCAGATTTTGAGGTACCCAAAAACGACGTTTTCGGGGTATATCGTGTAGTAGGATTATTAAGAATATGATATTATGAAAAAATTGATATTGTTTTTTATAGTAGCGTTAATCGGTATACCCCTAAGATCGCAAACCGTTGAAGACGACAATAGATATTTTAGTCCAATAAATATCAGTATTTGGGAGCTTCAAGGGAGTTCTAATACCGATATTATGAATAAAATTGTTTCTGATTTGATGAATAACAAGGAGCAAGATTCTATTACTCTCTTTCACGATGATAAGTACCCGGTAGAGGTTTTCTATCCGATGTATATAGATGATGCCCCTTTTACTATGTTCTGCCCCACTATAAAAAACCTTATTCAAAACAATTCAACTCTATCTTTAGTATCTGACAGCTTGGGGCCCTATAATTCTCTTTCAAAATATGAGGAAATAGTTGAGGACATTAAATCTTTACCAGGAAATATAAAGTCCTATACTAACGCTGATAATAGAAGGGCCATTTTTTATTTTCCGTTTGAACAAGGGCGTGTGCTAAAAATGTGTATTAATACTAATCTGTGTTTAGAAATTAGTCTTGACTCTTATTCTAAATCGGCTAAGGAGATAAAGGACTATAATTACGCGGATGACCATCAATTAAATTCTGGCAAAGACGTGAAAAAATATGTGGACAGTATTAATGCCTATTTTAAGGAAGAAGCGCATAATATGTTAAATGCTAAATAACTCTTAAATAGAATGCTATGGAAGGAATATTACTTATAATCGGGTTAATAGCCATCCCATTAAATATTTGGCTAATAGTAAAATTTGCAAGTCTGTGCTCCGATGTCAGAGACATTGAATGGCATCAGAGAAATATCCTATCTCGCTTGGATAAATGGCTAGGTAAGGGTTCTGAGGAACAAGGCTAATAGGTAAGAATTTACAGGCTAAAGTTTTACCAAAAGGCAAAGTACCATTGCAAGTTATTGAAGGATAGAGGTATTATGAGTTGTATTATAATTCCAAACGGATCACAAAAGACGGATTTAAAGGGATACTGATAAAGTATCCCTCTTTTCGTTTATATACACTTGCGTTCCAATCCATTGGTTTAGATGGATTAATACCATTGTATTAAAACCGTCGAAT